TGTTAAATAATTTATATATTTCCGGTGTAATAATTCCGTTATGATATATATAAAAATGAGACACACCTTGTTTCGTATAGTAGTTATAAAAAAAAGGAAACAAACTAGCGTCATGTTTAAATAAAGTAGTTAGTGTTAGAAAGTGTTTCGGTTTGTCTGTCGTGGAAATGTGATTTAAATGAAATGATTTTTTTACATTATTGCATAGTATATCAATCGTAATAAAGTCGCTGTGTTGTCCAGTTTCATTTATATCATATACAAATACCGAAATGGGTTCATATGAATCTTTGATATATTTTTCTGAGGGAATCAGGTTTTTTTTATTTAATATCAGCAAAAAATTATTTATCGTATAGGGTTCGTTGTATATCGGCATAATCAAATATACTTTATTATTTTTATAAAAAATATCAAAAAAAAGCAGGTTTACATTGTTTATATAAAATGGGGCAACATCCTTTATAATGTTGTTGACATAGTTTAGTAAGGGTGGGTTACTATTCGAATAGTTTTTATTTTTTACACTATTTAATTTGAACATAGGATTTTATTTTATATAATATTTTTTATAATATTATATAACAAATAAGTATTAAATATTTATTTGTTATTATATTTATTGTGATATTATTTCGTATAGTTCGTATATAATTAAAGTGTCGTTTACAGAATTTACAAATAATAAAAACAAGGGTGTGCTTTGGGGAACATTACAAGAAGGGGGTGTATTTAACAATATTCCCTCATCTATGTTTCATAATGTAAAAAATATTTTTGAAATGTCGATACTATCAATGAAACCTGATTTTGATTTATTTTTTGATAAAAACGACGAAGGGGATGATGACTATGATAAAAAGGCTGCTGAAATGGTTATAAATAGTAACAAATCAGTTATAAAAAAAGTAATAGACGAAGTGAATAAGATAAAAATGTATAATGAAAATAGTATGAAGCAGGCACAGGCACAGGCACAACTGCGACAGCAACCACGACAAAATATAGGACCGATGCAGCATCAGCCAATGTTACCACCAATGCCAACAAGTTTAGTAAAAAAACCTAAAATAGAAGAAATATATCGTGCGGATGATATTAAAAATACACGAATGAGTGAGCTTGAGATACGTTTAAAGGAAAAACAGGTTGAAATGGATACTATGTTGAATAATAAGAAACCGGACCAAATTGATTTCTCAGATAAAGCGCTAGGTAGAAATAAGGAATCTGATTTATATGATAAAAAACTGGCGGGCGATGAGATGGAAAGACTGCTTGCAGAAACATTAGCATCACGCGAGAGAGAACTAGAGAAACTGAATATCGATACAAGTGGTCATGGTGAAGATATTATAAATCGGAATAAATCATTGGACTTTGTCGATAAGAATAATAATATCCCCATAAATAAGATAGTCGCGATGCGTCCGCGTGAGTCAAAAAGTGTTACATTTAATGAAGCTGATAATACCAAAGTAGAATACGAGAATCAAGAGTATGACAAAAAAACAGATAGCATTCTTGAGAGTGAAGATGGTGTTGAGAATAGTGACGCAAATACATTATCATTTTTTTCAAAGCTTAAAACGAAAAAAGACAACAACATAACAAATATCAAAATCGCAGAAAAAATACATATACCACTAGATGATATTATGAACATGACCAATAGAAGTGACGATGATAATGAAAATTATAATGAAGGAATGCAACTTCGTGTTCAAGAGATGCATAACTATAAAAAAAGTAGAGAAACGAGAGAATGGGGAGAAATGATAGAAATGCGCGAAATGCAAAAGTATGTAATTTTAGATCAAAAAATTCAGAGTATCCAAAATGTTATGAATGAAATCAAGAAAAATCAGGAACTTATTTTGAGTATTTTAGAAAAGAAAATACAATGATTCTATTTTATTATTTGTATAGTATATAACGATTAGTAAATTAATAACAAGGAGCATGAGAGTGCAACATAGTAAGTATACGAAACGTAAAGGACATATAAAATAAAAAAAACATTATACACGGAAAAATGCGAAATGTATTCAAAACAAAAAACGATTGCGGAGATAAACACATAGGAGAGTGGGTGGGGAGGAATTCAGTGACATTGAACCATAGGAACAACCACCAGTCGATAATATAAACCAAGTAGAACCACTTGTTGTGGTTCCACAACAAGTGACAGCAGCAGATGAAGTTACACCAACTAACACATAATCCACCGATGACAAAATACTAAGAGTATTATCTATATTGTATATCAAGAGAAGAAACTTTCTTACCCCAATAATAGTAATATTGATATAGCTAATTCCAATTTAACATCTTCATTATTATCTAATGAATTTAGATAATAGTGAAGATGTTACAATTGTGAAGGAGGTAGTTGTATAAAAACGATGGTTCGAAAAAATCCCAAAAAAATATTATACCAAAAATATAATATTTTTACAGACGCATATGATTTTATCTCGTTCTCTTTCATTTCTTTTTTTTCTCTACTTTCTCATGGTTTCTCACTTGGACGCTTGCTTACCGCCACACCTCCTGCTGTTCCCGATGACGCAGTGGGAAGTTTTGAGCTTGACTTTGACACAGGAGCAGGTGCAGGTGCGGATGTGGATGATGGCACCGGAACTGCGCCTGTTTCCTTTTCAACTTCGCTCAACGGCACCAGTTTCGCTTTTCCTTCTTTATTTATTTCCATCTTTCCAACACATAATGGTTCGCCACCCACTTCTTGCGACACAACATAGCTACTATGGTCATATACCAATTTCGTAGACTTATCGTATGCATATTTAACAGGTTTACCAGCCACGCTTGCAGTGATTTCAACCAATTTCAATGTCGTTTGTTTCACGTTTCTCGACGCAGAAGTATCCGACTCCTCATTATCCACCGACGGCGGATACGAAAACTTATTCGACATGACACTACCAAATGTGAAACACTTCAATTTTTCCTTTGAATTTTTGTCGCGGTGGATTGCGCAGTCTATCGACGCTTCTTTTATCGCCATAAGTAGCTGCTGATTGATTTCCTCTTTAATTGTCGATATTTCAAACAACGCCTGGTCGGTTGTTAATGGTTTTTGCGCGTTCAGTTTACTCACGTCGTTCAGACGCAATTCCATCGATGCATCGTCTGCCATTTGTTCCGGTGTGAACCGCATAATATACATCATCACATAAACACTTCGCAACTTCTCGTCTTTCAGATCGTTGTGACTGCATATACGTCTAGCCCTCCCAATTACTTGCTCAATTCTTACAGGCTGCCAGTAAGGTTCCATAATATGGACATAACGCACATTTCGCAAACTGATACCCTCTGCACCAGATGCAGTAATCATAAGAACCTTAACAATCTCACCCATAAAATTATTCGCAGATTTTGGAGTGAGTTGTTGTTTTAATGTTACCGGAATATAGTCCCATGTGCTGTTGAATACATTTCTTATTATTTCACGTTCCTCGTCGCTTTCTTTACCTGTATATAAAGCATACATTGGTTTGCCTTGGTCTGTTTCGCTAATATCAAGCACCCATGCACCCGAGGCATTTTTATTTATTTTAAAACGGGCAAATCCGTTTGCCTCAAGAACCATAGAAAAAAGACCGATACCTTCAATCGTTCTAAACTGACTATAGACCAAATGAAGACCATAATGCTGAGGCTCTGTTATATTTTCCAACATTGCTAAAAACTTAGGGCTATAAGTTTGCAATTCGCCCTGGGGTGCTTTTGTAAGATAGCGCGCCATACCACTGCGAATACGCATAAGAGCTGCTGCAATCCGTTTCTCATAAGATGAATCAGTTTTTTGTTCAATTTCTTTCACTATTTCTTCGACGTCATCGCCTGCATGTTCGCCATTCATATTGTCTATACGTTCAGCAGCAGTAAGTGCGTCTACATCTTCTTCATTTGTTCCCTCATTGACTGCGCCTTCAACGTTGGCACCTTCTTTCGGAAGTGGGCGTGTGATTTCTGTCGGAAAAACAAAGTTGCAAAAAAGACGCGAAAAAATGCGATAAGAGGATACTGCATCTTCATAGATATCGTCACCGCCGCCTCCGCCTCCTGCCCCTGACGGGCCTTTTGGTTTGGGGCCAGCACCTGCACCAAGACGTTTTTTGGTTCGCGCATTTTTTTCCAAATTGCGTTCTGCTTTGCGTGCTTCTTCGTATGCTGCAAACTGATGTGTACTCATTGGTACCTCAATTACACGAAAATGAGTAGCTTTATCATATGCAGGCATTAATTGTTCTTGTGCGCTTCGGAAATACGATGTCAATCCAAGAATACGCCGCTGAAACATTCGTATATTTTTCACATTTCCAGATTGCGCGTCGATAAAATAAGACCGAAAAGAATCCAGACTATCAGGTAGTGCTTTATAGGTCTCAATTGTAATACTTCCCGGGACGACATTTATATTGCGACTTTTTAATGTTGTAAGCACCATACGTTCAAAATCAGTGTCAGTAAGCTGCGGCACTTCGCCAGGCGCACTTGAACTTTCGCCCAATCCTACGCCCATATATTCGCCTCGTTCATTTACATTTACAAACCCAAACGGATTGCGTGTAATCGAGAGAACATGCGATGTGTCATTATAGTCCATATAGTCTAAAATATCAAGGCTTGAAAATAACTGGTCGAGAGTTTTTTTATCTATTTTTGATTGCGGTCCACCCCCTGCGACAACCTGAAGAGGAATTTTCCATACTTTGATATATCCACGCAGTATGTTAAAAATAATCGCGACTTCATTGGGATAGTTGATTACGGGCGTTCCACTTAAAAGAATAATTTTCACATTTTGCGCAGTCAAAAGCAGTTCATATAATCGCATCGAAAGCGAAGTAGGGCGCCGTAATTTATTCACAATTCGGCTGATAAAATTGTGTGCCTCGTCAATAATAACTACGCGGTCATTAAAAGGGTTCTCTGTAAAATTCGATGTAAGTGTATTCAAGTGACTCATACGCATACCATTATAGTTGATGAATTGATATTTTGCGCTAATCATTTTATTCAACTGGTTATCAAGGCTTTCACGTTCGCCTGTATTGAGCGACGTATAGTTGGATGATTTTTTAATATTTACAAGCCATGCACCTGTTTGGTCAATAATAAATTGTTTGGGCAACGACAAAATAGCGGACAATGTTTCAACCATCGGATCGACCTTGCTTTGAATCCCAATAAATTCCCAATATTGATTTTTCTTGTAAATATCATCGCCGCATTTTTTAAGTTCTTCAACATAGTTTCGCTGCAGCGACGCAGGCGTCATAACAATAATTTTTTTATGCGTTTTAAGTCCTTCGGCGATTGCAATCGACGAACACGTCTTGCCGCTTCCAAGACCATGATACAGCAACAAACCGCGATAAGGAGTGTAAATATTTAAATAATCGCGGACTATTTTTTGGTGTGTGAGTAGCGAGAAATCTTGGTTTTTATCTGTGTCACATGAAATCGTTTCTTTTTGTTCAGCCACTTCGGCGTGATATGTCATAAAAAGTTGATTAATAAAGTTGACGAATTTTTCGCGGTTGTTCATATAATATGCGGATGCTCTTATACCGAGGGGCGGAATGCGCGGCAATCTTTCACGCACAATTTGGTCGCCGATTCTTAGGTCCTGCATATCTTGCGTTATGATACCGAATTCTGGTTTTTCAAATACGCGGCCTTTTCTGCTTGCGGTGATACGTGCTGGTGTGGCGGCGGTGGTGACAGCAGCAGCCCCTGATTCACCATATTCAAGCAATAGCGATGGGTCTTCTTCTAAATAAATATGTTTTGGTAGTTTTTTAATAATGATGACTTGGCGAAGAAGTGCGACGGGTTGTTGGGGTGTTGCTTTTGCACCGAGTTCTGAAGGTAGTGCTGCCGCGACCATTGCCAGCGACAAAGGCGTGAGTTTAGACTTTAACTTTGTTTCCTTTAGTGGCTCCATGGGTGTGGCAACACAAACAGGTAGCGCGCATTGTAATTTGTTAATAATATCATCACGGCTTACTAGTTTCTGTGTTCGCTGGTCGTTCACTACAATGGCAGCCTCACCTTGCTCACCTTCACCCGCGGTGATAGGGTTTGCAACTCTTGCTTTAAATACTACACGAACATTATGCGCGGCTGCTGCAGTTGGTTTAGTAGCAGTGGTGGTCACGGCAACTGGATTTTGCAATTGTTCAATTATGGATTTCGGTGCAAAATTTGTCTGAAGTGCGTTAATCATTCTCACTGCGGCAAACTCCGTCCCAGGTTTATCACTTGGAAGTATGTGGTGTCCAATATTTGGTGCACCTTCAATAAGAGGTATTTGTGTTTGTGTTTGTGTTTGTGTTTGTGTTTGTTCTGGTTGGGGCTGCGAGGATTCGTCAGAAAAAATATCTTCACTCTGTTGTTCAACACGAATAGGCACAGATGCCGGCACGGGCACGAGCGGAGGGGGTGGAGGCAGAGACGGCGAAGAAGCACTCCCGAATCCTTTTCCTAGACTTATATCTGGAAGCGATGTTCTTATGCTATCAAAACCTGACGAAAGAAGTGATGCTACATGTTGTATCGGTGATTTGGGTGAACCGAATGCACCAGCTGTTGCACTTCCCGCAATTGATTCTTTTATTGTTGTTTTTCTTTGTTCTAGTTCTGCAATGGTTCTTTTAAGTTGTAGGTTTTCTTCCAAATCTGATTTTGAAGGAGAGCCTTGCGACGACTCCGACAATAACCGATTTGATTCTATTAATTTTGATTTTAAGTTTTCTATTTTTGATTCAAGTTCTTGTATATCCATTACTATCTATCTATACTATCAATAGATATATTTACTAATATATTATTAATATATTTTATTTAAAAAAAGAACACACTACGATATACTATATTGTGTAGACTACATAGACTACATAGACTACATACATTGAATTGCCAACTCACAAGCCATTTGTTCTGCTTTTTTTTTAATTTTGTGTGTCCCCGATGCAAAGTGCACTAAAACATGCCCACGTTCTTCATAGATTTCGTGTATTTTAGCAAATGATTTCAGTTCACTATAATTGATTGCATTCCTGTAGTCAACTTGATATATTTCTTTTCCCAAACATAAATAAACACCCATCGTATACCCCGTTTCGATATCGTGTTGTATCTCTAAATAATCAGGCGTCGTTTTGAATTCTTTCTGTATTTTTACTTGCAAGATATTCTTATAGTTGTCATCGTTTTTGATAAGCGAAATCCAGTCAATGTGTCGCTCAAATACTGATTCAATGAACTTCTGTGCCATTTGAAATCCTGGTCCCGTAACAAATACATTTTCGAACCATTTATCATCGTCGTGCACCGATATTTTGTTGAAGTCGAGAAACAGAGCACCAATAAACGCCTCAAACAAACACCCCAGTTTTTTAAGATTGGTCCGCGTCTTCTTTTCCTCTGCATGTTTCGAAATAATAAACCATTTATGCAGTCCCATCTCGAGTGCCAATTTACCAATCGATTCATTTTTGACAATGGCAATTTTTTTTTCAGTCATGAAGCCTTCATTCTCTTTAGGAAACCTGCGATACAAATAGTATTTTGTCACACATTCTAAAACTCCGTCGCCCAGGAATTCTAGACGTTCATTTGATTTTGTACGCAGAGCCATGCAGTTGGAAGGCTGAGGTGTTATTTTTATATTTTCGCGCGCATTTTCGAGTTGAGGGCGTTTCGTATAGGAGGCATGAATAAATGCGCGGCGATATAACTCAAAGTTATTAAGTTTAGCCGGAACGCCATAGGTTGAAAGAATAGATTGAACATCATTCAATGTAATCTCTCTATTGTCTGGATTATAAGGATTAAATATATATCCGTCTTCCGACTGAATAATATCTGCATCATTTAGAATATTTTTACCGCTCGTGGAACTAGAAATTGGTCCCGATGGAGAACGATTTTCATGGGTTGTCATAATGGTATTTGTGTGTGTGGATGCGGATACGGATGTTAATGTAGTTCTGGATACTATATAGCGCGTGTATATCTGGTAATTATATTATATCTTTAAATGATTTCAATTTAATTTACTTTACTTTACTTTGTAATTATGTAAAAATAAAATATAGTATAGTATTTTTACATATTTTTTATATTTAGCATATATATAATAAAATAAAATGGTTTTAAGTGGTCCTAGAAGAATTTCAGCAATAAGTTCTCTCACTAACAGAGGGAGTATCTTTGGAAGTATGGCTGGAACGATGCCTCTGACGGGTAGAAACCCTAATCTTGCTAGTGTAATTCGTCTAAATACTAATTTTTGCAAGAATAAATGTATTCCTTTTGGACCTAACGATGGTTTTAACTACATGAAAGAGAATGGCATGATTCAGTGCAATAAATTTACAGGTGGTGTTGGTAGGATTCATTCCTCTCCTGGTATTGACCGACTGGCTGGTGGTGGTTGCCAGAAAGGATGGACATATTAATATCACAATAGTTGTTGTCGTGAATATGTAGTATCATACACATAGTATTAATTTTATAATATAGCAAAAACTATATTACAAAATACATTGCAAACAAACAATAGTCCAAAAATAATATAATATTACCAGATTATATATTCAAATAAGAATACTACATTTATATCAAAATGCCCCAAAGAAATGGACAAAGAAGCGGAAATGGTCGGTCAGCAATGGCTCGTCGCGTTTTATTTAGCGGCCCTGGTTCCGCTGATGGATTATATGCAAATACCCAAAATGGCGGAGGACCGAAGAAGGGTGGCGCACAGCCTTCGGGAACAGGTTTTATGATTCCTTTTGGACAAAGATCGCAAATCGCAGTTCCTGCTTTAAACATGAACTTTTTGTTTAACTTTAGGCAGTCGTATAACTTTCCACGTAATAGTGGACCCATGTTGTAAGCGAGTATATCACGTATTATATTTTCATCATAATTAGTGCAAAATTTGCAAATATATAATTATAATGAAATAATTTTAAGTAGTTATCCCAAACTATTATAACTATATTAAAACTATTTAGAAATGTTATAGATAACTATTATAGTTGCAAGAAATACGCATAGCATAGCGATGATAATCAAGATAGATAATCGTGAAACATCACTTATAACACTTATTGAACATCGTGTAGATATATTTATGAATGCAAATACCGATGGTCTTGATCTTCACGAAGGGGTCGATGATGGAATTAAAGATGACAATAAAGTTTCGGCAAAAAAGCTGAAATCAAAAAAGCCTATACCTATACCTATACCAGGTAATGCAAATGCAACCAATGGCGGATGTTTGGTTCCTTTGCATATGTTTAGCGAAGTAGAAATGACCGCACCTACACCTATACATGATAATAATGAAATACAGGGTGGTAGTGGTAGTGGTAATGGTAGTAGCATAGGTAACCATAAACACGTCATTAAAAAAGAACAACTCGCCGTTGGTGATATTATTTTAGAAAACGATAAAGGAGAGGTTATTATTATTTTTGAAAGAAAAACATTATATGATTTGGCTGCAAGTATACGCGATGGTAGATACAACGAGCAATCATTTCGTCTAGATAAAGAAAATATTCATAACCATAATATAGTATATATTATTGAGGGGGATATAGAAAGGTATATTGAAAAGAGGGGTCGCGTATCAAAAAAGACGCTTATAAGCTGTATGTTTTCGCTTTTATATTATAAGGGATTTTCTGTATTTAGGACGAATTCGATTTGTGAAACTGCGGACGTTGTTGTATTTTTTGCAGACAAGCACTATAAAACATGTATCAACGATAAATCACGCACGCCTTATTATACTGAAAAAAAATGTCATAAAAGTGAACCTAATGCGTTGGCGTTGGCGTCGGTGTCGGCATCGGTCTTATCGTTGTCACCTACTAAAAAGGATAGCGATGATAGTGACGATAATGAAAAATATTGCGCAGCTTTGAAATCACATAAAGAAAAGAATGAATATATTACGCCCGACAATATTAATATAATTATGTTAACATGTGTTCCCGGAATAAGCTCTAAAGTAGCGACACAACTTATGCGTGAATATAAGACTATACAAAATCTCTTATATCAACTTGAAAAGACGCCCGATATGTTAAATACATTCATGATTAAAACCGAGGGTGCGGGTGCGGGTGCGGGTGCGGGTGCAACTGCAAAGACTACATTTCGAAAAATAAACAAAACATGTGTAGAAAATATTAAAAAGTTTCTTATCACGACCGCA